TGCAAAAGCTTAAAAATCACTGCAAGACCTTGCTCTTTACGGTTCCGATGAATGAGCCGGTAGGCTTTTGGGGGCCGCATCACAAGCTGCACGGATTAAACGAATCGCACTTTCCGGGATTTGATTTCAATTACATTGATGAGCACGGCAACATTACAGTAGCACCGAGGCCTATTGATAATCAGAATAGGCTTAATTTATTGATTGGCGGTTGGAATGCCTAACGTACTGTGCTCCATTTCAACTAGGGGTCGTTCACAGACCACCCTGCCGATGGCTTTGCAAGCGGTCATGAATCAAACCCGCAAGCCAGACAAGATTGTGATCTTTGATGATAATGATGTGCATCAAGATTTACGTCATGATCCAATATACAAAAACTTGTTTTGGATGATGGACGCCAAAGAGATTGCTTGGGAATGGATCTGGGCCGGCAAGAAGGGTCAGCATCACAATCATCAGATAGCCAACTGGATGGGATTTGATTGGGTCTGGCGAGTAGATGATGACGCTATTCCTGAGCCAAATGTTCTTGGCGTCTTGCTAGCGCATGCAGGACCCAAAGTTGGTGGTGTTGGTGGCTCAGTGCTCATGCCACCCAATTACTTTGAAGAGGCTAACCCTACAGGTAAAATTGAAGCGATTGATCATGAACCCAATCCACAATGGCAGCGGATCAGTAAGGTCAAGCATGTGGATCACTTGCACTGCAGCTTTCTGTATCGCGCAGGCGTTTATGACTACAACTTAGGCTTGTCTCGAGTTGCTCACCGCGAGGAAACGCTTTTTAGCTTTGGTTTAAAGCAAAAGGGTTATGACTTGTTGGTGGTGCCCAACGCAGTAACCTGGCACCTTAAAGCGCCGTCTGGTGGCATCCGCATGGAAGATAAACAAGAGATGTTTGCGCATGACGAGCAGATCTTCCGCAACACGCTAGCGCACAAAGATCATACGATTGTGGTTCTCAACAACGGTATGGGTGATCACATTGTGTTTACGCATGTCTTGCCTGAGATTAAAAATCCAATCGTGTTTGGATGCTATCCAGAAATTCTTCCCTGCAAATCTATTGCAGAAGCCCAGCATTTGTTTGGTGACATTGAGATGTACAACATTTACGCCAAGATGAGCCGCTGGAAGTGGAATACAAGTTTGGAAGGTGCTTACAGGAAGATGTACCTATGATTTTGATCGCGCCATTTGCTAAGAAGCTCAACAACGGCAAGAGGAATCCCAAGGACTATCCGTATTGGGAAGCCTTGATCCCGCGCTTGCCTGGTCCGGTCATTCAGGTGGGTGTTGAGGGTGAGCAGCAACTGGTGCCAGACTTTCGCAAGAACCTGCCCATTCAAGCGGTCAGACAACTGATGAGGCAGTGTACGACGTGGATTTCGTGTGATAGTTTCCTGCAGCACCTAGGGTGGGATGAGAAAAAAACAGGCATTGTGCTTTGGTCGGTATCGGACCCTAATATCTTTGGCCATCCAGAGAATATTAATCTGCTCAAAGACCGCGCTAATCTCTCTCAGGATCAATTTTTGTGGTGGGAAAGCTATGAGTACGACCCCAGCAAATTTGTCGCGCCAGAAGCGGTTTTAGAGGCTTTAGGAAGGCTTTTGCATTTAGACAAAGCGGCTTAAAATGATGGCCGTTTTGCGGAGATAGACATGCCGGCAACCAATTACACCCCTATCCAACTGTATCGGTCTTCATCGGCTACTGTGCAACCGATTGCAGCCAACTTACAAGCCGGCGAGTTGGCAATTAACTTTGCTGATGGTAGGTTGTTTTACAAAGACAACGCGGGTACGCCGGCGGTACAAATCATCGGTACAAGGTTTGGGGCCAACAAAACCATCGGCGAGACGATTGCGGCGGGATTAAGTGCATCGACGGGTGTGACGGGTACGGGCGCACTGGCCTTTGCAACATCGCCTACGTTTACCACGCCAGTGCTTGGCGTAGCGACGGCTACCACAATCAACAAGGTCACATTCACGCAACCGGCGTCAGGTTCAACGCTGACCATCGCAAATGGTAAGACGTTAACGGCGAGTAATAGCATTACCCTTGCGGGAACTGACTCAACAACGATGACATTCCCGCCGGCAAGCTCGGAAATTGGCTACTTAAATGTGCCCCAAAACGGCCAAAGCACGGCATATACAACTGTCTTGGCTGATGCTGGAAAGCTTATTAGCCATCCATCAACAGATGCCAACGCAAGAACCTTTACGATTGACAATGGTGTTGCCTATCCTTTGGGAACGGTCATATCGTTTTCCAATATGACAACGCAAAATGTGACTATTGATTTATCAAGCGGTACGCTTTATTGGTCTAATACTTCACCGGCAGGCACCGGCTCAAGAACACTAGGACAGTATGGACTTGCAACAGCGGTCAAAATTGAAACCAATGTTTGGTTTATTTCAGGAAGTCAGCTAACTTAGGAATAATCATGGCAGAGAAATGGATTCAGAAAGCAGTCAAAAAGCCTGGTGCATTACACAAACAGTTAGGCGTGCCTGCCGATAAGAAAATCCCTGCAAAAGTGCTTAACAAAGCAGCAAAGGCACCAGGCAAGCTTGGCCAACGCGCAAGACTAGCAAAGACGCTCCGTGGGTTTTAATCATGAGCGACGATCTGGATAAGCGCCTCTCTGTCCACGAGGCTATTTGTGCCACGCGATACGAGAATATTGAGAAGCGCTTAAACGACGGCAGCAGGCGTATGCGCCACATTGAGTGGCTGCTTTACATCGTAATTGCTGCGGTCCTTCTTGGTCCAGGCGTCGCTGCGACCTTTGTCAAAAAACTGTTAGGTATATGAAAGTATTGCTGATTGGCGATCAGTGCGAGGACATATACCAGTACGGTATAGTCACGCGAATCAGCCCTGAAGCTCCGGTGCCGGTGTTCATGCACCAATATCAAGAGTCGAGGCCTGGCATGGCCAAGAACGTAGCCGCTAATTTGATGGCTATGGGCGCAACAGTTCACAGTATATTTGGCGCTAACCAGTCACAAAAAACGCGCATCATTGACACAAGGTCTAAGCAACATTTGTTGAGAATTGACCGGGACGTGGCATCACCAGTCATTGATTTAGGTGACTTAGACTTGTCGGATTACAAAGCTGTAGTCATCAGTGATTACAACAAAGGATCTGTAAGCACAAAGCTAATCAATGAAATAAGATTCAAATTTTCCGGTCCAATATTTTTGGATACGAAGAAGACGGAGTTGCATCCATTTACTAACATCTGGATCAAGATCAACGAGCAAGAGCACGAGAAGCTTACAAGTAAAAACAATCGATTGATTGTGACGCTGGGCGATCGTGGCGCTCAATATCAAGGCGAGTTATTCCCAACTAAAACTGTTGAAGTGGTTGATGTGACCGGGGCCGGGGATACGTTTCTAGCAGCCCTAGCTTATGAGTTTTGCAGGACCGCATCGATTGTGAATGCAATCCAATTTGCTAATGCTGCTGCTAGCGTTACCGTGCAGAAGAACGGGGTGTACGCGCCAAGTTGGAAGCAAATTATGGTTGCGATGACGTCATGAAGATTTTGGTTACAGGGCATCGAGGCTTTATTGGCTCTCACACATTCGCAAGATTGTCGCAACGTCATGATGTGACGGGTTTAGAGCTTGGCGATCCATGGCCAGTGATTAAGGGGCTGGACTGGGTTATTCACCTGGGGGCTACGAGTTCAACCACAGAAAGACGTGTTGAGTGGCTAATGCAAAACAATTATGACTTCTCGGTGGCGTTGCTTGATGAGTGTCATCAGCACGGCGTGAATTTTCAGTTTGCATCGTCTGCTTCAATTTATGGCTTGGGGACGGATTTTCGGGAGGACGCGCCTCCTGATCCAAGATCGTCTTATGCTTGGTCAAAGTATTTGGTGGAGCGTTATGCTTCACGCAGTGGTTATGACAAAGACATCAGCGTGCAATGCTTGCGGTTTTTTAATGTGCATGGTCCCAATGAAGACCATAAAGGCAACCAGGCAAGCCCGCACACCCAGTTTTCTAAGCAAATGGCGAGCCGCGGTTATGTTGAGATTTTTGCGCCGATGGGGGCATACAAGCGCGACTTTATCCACGTAGATCAAGTTGTGGACTACCAGATACAGTTTTTGCAAGTTAAAGAGAGCGGCGTGTGGAATATTGGCACAGGCACTGCGACAAGCTTTTTAGAAATCGCACAGAAGTTTGGTGACGACATCCGTGAAGTGCCTATGCCAGAAGCATTAAATCCTCAGTACCAGGCATATACCTGTGCAGACATGAGAAAAACACATTTGACTTTACAGAGGGCGCAAGCAAATGTTTGATCTTCTATCCGGTGGCTTGCTAGGCTCTATCTTTGGGGGTTTGTTTAGGCTTGCACCGGAAGTGCTGAAATTCTTAGATAAGAAGAATGAACGCGCTCACGAGTTAAATATGTTCCAACTCCAGACTGATCTGGAGAAAATGCGTGGCGAATTCCGAGTGGAGGAAAAATATGTGGATTACTCTATCCAACAATTGGATTCCATC